TCAATGTAATATCCTACTCCTTTGATTCCAGCTACCACATCGCTCATCGAATTACCTGCTCTCACACCAATTTGACTCGGTGTCGGCATTTGATCCGCCGGTTTATAAGGGGATCCAAAGAATCCCAGTCCTGACGGAACCATGTTCGGGAGGATGGACGTGCGTTGTTCAGATCCTTGTGGTGGCACCGTGCTCATCTTACTATTGGCGAGGGATTTATCCATGCGTATAAAAATTGAATCCTTTTTTTACTTATGAAATAGGGCAAAGAAATGGAGTCTCTGTTTCACATTCATCGTAGCCTTCCACCTGTCAAAGAAGAGTTTGAGAGCTGGGAAGATGAGCCCAAAAAGAAAATCGTAGACAGCGATACCTGTCCCAATTGCTTTAATGTCGATTGCCTCTATACCACCGATCTCGTAACATGTCGTGAGTGTGGTCATATTGCGTCACGTCCCTTCGACAATACCGCTGAATATCGTTACTTCTCCCAAGAAGACCGTGGTGGTGATCCGACCCGTGTTGGTGCCCCACAAGATCCTCGCTTGCCCGAAGCGTCCCTCGGCACCGTCATTCTAAACGGCTACGGCACCGCCAAAGCCATGTATCGTGTTCGCAAATATCATTCTTGGAATACCGTTCCTTACAAAGAGCGCTCCTTTATTCAAACCTGCGAACGTCTCTCCCTTATCGGCCTCAATTCCGGAATCAATCAATCCATCATCGAAGAATCCAAAAATCTCTATACCACCCTTCAAGAAATCGGCGGGCGACAAGGACTTAGCCGTGATGCGCTTTTGTCCGCCTGTCTGTATATGAGTCTCAAACAAGCCAGTTCCCCACGTAAACCGAAAGAAATTGCGGAAATGTTCGGCCTCTCCTCTGCTACCTTTACCAAAGCACTCAAGCAAATGCAGGAAGTCATGGCACTCGCTCGTCAGAAGGGTCTTCTTCACATGACCACTACCAATAAGCCCAGTCAGGCGAGTACACAGGCAGTAGAATACATCCAACTCCCATTGTCCCGACTTCCGATTCCACGCAATCAAATGGAACATTTGTTTACCTTGTGTAAACGCATTGCGGAGAAGGCGGATGAAGCTGGATTGTCCCAGGAAAACATGCCACCATCGCTAGCAGCAGGTTGTGTCGCCTTTGTCATGAAACGCTGTGATGGTCTATCCATTCCTCTTGCTAAAATTGCTAAAGCTAGTGAAATCTCGGTGGCTACCCTACAAAAATGTCTACGACGTCTTGAATCGTACAGTGGCGTATTGGAAACCGTACTTTAAAACATCCACACAGAAATAGAGATGGGCTCGGGTATATCATCAGCCATCACGACCCACAGTCAGTTATTTGATAAAACAGCAGGTACCCGACGAATGGTAGATGATATTTTTACCTATATGATGCAACATCTGAAAGTGAATGACTTCATGAACTTATCCAATCCGGAAAAATGTCAAAAATATGTGCTCTTTATGGCCAATAACCTCAGCATGTTTTTCAGTAAACTAAGTGTCCGTCCCGAACTTGGAAAAGACGGTATCCTGGCCTTTCGAAGTGCGGAGGATCTTCAAGAACCAAAAGGGCCGGCCAAAGAGGAGAAAGAGAGTCTATGTCTTGTTCTGGCATATTTTTACACACGTATCTTCCAAATGTATGGAGCCATGGCCCTAACCTTATTAGATGACATTAAGTATACTGTGGAAATGTCGACTCTGATGGGCGCACGCCCATCTGCTGAAGGGCCAAGAGGTCCATCCATTCCCACTCCTGGTGATCCCTATTCTTATGTGGAACCACGGGCGCATAAACAGCTACGTACGGATCCCTTTCGTGGCGGACAAATTGGTGGGTGGATTGCCAAACTCGGTTACTTTGATTTTATGAATCGTGGACTTCTTGTGGATCAACCTGCCCCTCAGCAAACCTATTTTAATCCTTATGGCTATGCGCAGGCTCCTCCTGCTACCACCGTTCCTACCAATCAATATGGATACACTGTGAATTATGTTTATAAAGATGATAAACTGAAATACATGTATTTTAAACCCGACCCTGCGGATGCGGGTGGACGTGATGTTGCGACAACCAGTTCACAAAAAGGGGCTTTTAGTTGGGTAGACAGTCAGAAGAAAATCTTTGAAATCATCGTATCGGTTCGAAAAGGAATCGATGATCAACATGCCCAGTTTTCTGTGGATTCGATTAAGTTTCGTAAAACACGCGAGCCCACCGATACCGTTATCAAAAAAGAGGAAATCAAATCCATATTATCGAATGGAAAAAAACCTGAAGAAGTGATTCCTGATACCATTACCATTACTTCTACTCAGGCATTTCCATCTATTTCTTCTACACAACCCTCTCAGGGTTCCTATGAAACCAAGGATTATGCGGATATTAATTCGTATTTTAAGGCACTGTTCGCGACACTCGTACCCTATGTCACCAAACAATATGACTCGGGTGATTCGATTGTGGGGCGTTCAGGCATGGATGCGATGAACATTCGCCGATTCTATGAGAACTTTACTAATGTGAAACCTCTCGGTCATTGTATTGCTCGGGCACTACAGCTTCTCAATGCGGATCCCTATGGCCGTGATGAAAAAGGCAAACAATTCGTCTCTTCCATGTGTAAAACCAGTTTCTTTGTTCCCCAAGGAAAAACAGAATCCGAGCGCCGCGGGGTTCCTAAACCCGATGAACCCATTACCGAAAGTCCTGGAATCATGTCGCTTGCGCTTCTGTTTTATGATACGGTGGGAAAAGCAACGCCGCACGTATTTATGAGCAAACCTGCTTTTGAACAATACAAAGTTTTCATGAAACAAATGGCAGGCCTCTTTATGGGAAAAGATGCGGCGGCAGAACTCCACATCGATCAAATGAACGTTCGTACCATTCATCCAAAAACGACTCAAGATGAAAAAGAGAAAATCAAATTGACAGCAGATGGCACATCCGAAATTGTGGATCGTCGTACCTTTGATCAAAAAACCGGTATGAAAAAAGGGTTATGTTCGTCCGATCAAAAAGATAAACCGATTCCATTGGATCCGGATACCAAACAGAATGTCCATGAGATTGTTCGTAAATTGTTCCAGAGACAACTGAATCACGCGGTAAAATGCGAGGGAATCTTGAAACAAATGTTTACCATGGAACGAAAAGATGGTATGCCGGTTCGTATTAAAATCAGCGATGTGCTTCTGAAGGGGGGATTGGCAGCCGTTAATAAACTCAATTCACAAGTCCGTCAGATTCTAATCCAGTATTACAGTGACTGTGAATCCATGTATTTGGTGGGCGTGAAACATATTGAACATCAAGGAATCAAGCACAAGCAACAAGACGATGCTCGAAAAAAGCAGGTGGAACTTGTTCAACAACAATTATTGGCAAAACAGGCGGAACAGAAAGCAAAACTCAATGCAGCTGCCGCTGTATCGGCTCCTCGCGGCGCTCCCATTGGAACAACGGGTGCTCCTCTTGCCCCTCCACCTGGCATGGTACCTGTATCACCTTCGATAAATCCTGTACTGCCTTCAGCAAAACCGGTACTGCCTTCAGCAAAACCGGTTGTACCTCCCGCGACGGTAGCAAATCAAGCCGCATTACGAGCAGAGGAACTCAGTAAAAAACGCGAAAGCATTCGTCAGGGCCTGGAAGCCGCTGGTCCTGACGGTCTTGCTCGATTATCGGATGATTTAAAACAAGCAGGAATGTCAAAAGCACTTGCTGATAATATCATGGATCGAATTACACGAGGAGAATTGTCCTATACAAATGTCAGAGATTCTCTTCTTAAGGGAGGGCTTAAAGGTGTAACAGACTATATCACATCTTCCACAAATATCGGCCCTCGACGCTCCGTTCGTTTTCGAACAGGTGGTACTCGTAAGGTTACATCATCATCGCATAGGACACGCCGATTGACACGTCAGTAGACCATTGATAAGTATAGAAATGAAACGCTCCATCGCGCTTCCAGCGCATGGAATCTCCGATCCATCGTTCGTTGCTCCATAGAAAATCGAACGTGGGATACAAACTGTCTGCCACGGCATCGGCTGCTTCTCCTCGTAGAGGATCGGTGATCAATGGACTTTCGATCCACGCTGTGATCCATCCTACTTTTTTTGATCCCACTCGTTGATGTGTATCCTGAATTCCGATCAAAATGGACTTCTGATCCGATCGAAACCATTTCCAGATCGATCGTTCATTTCGAATGATCACTACATTTGGCTGAAAGGTTCGATAAATGTCCATGATCCGAAATGCCTCTTGTACCGATAGATCGGTCAGTTTATTATTTGATCGATGATCCGTCAATTCACGATACCGATACCATCCTGTATAGATCGGTTGGTGAAAAATCGAGAGAGGGGCTCCCTCTTTTAAAAATAACGCATAGGGAATCTGTTTCTCATTCGCATATCGATTCAATTCCGTTAATAAATAATCTCCCACTCCTTTCTTTCTCCAAATCGGGTGAATACAAAACGCATCCACCACATAGATTGGCTTTTCATGATAATGTCCTATAAAATGATAGCGGATCGTTCCTGCGATCTGATCGGTCTGATCTCTCACGAGGAGAACATGATCCTCTGGATCGAATACGAGTTCTAGAACCGGTGTCTTGGGCGGATTTCCAAAATACAATCGAAGAAATGATTGGATCTCTTCTGGATCTCTCATGATTTCGATCGATCGGCTCGTGGGGGATCGAATTGCCCTTTTTTGGATGATTTCCGTTGATTTGATTGTCCAAAAGACCATTGTATCAAATGAAGAGAATGCTACTTAAACTCTGCGGTGTATATCATGCGTAAATGGAGTATCGCCGGCATACCTTGAATTCATATGATGAAGAAAATCCTGAAATGGTTGAAAGTTGGGTACATCCAAATGATCTGACTACATGGCAACTATTATGGAGTGAATTCAAAAAATTGATTTGTCGATATATTAGAAAACAAAACCGTACCGAATAATGTCCGATTCCAAGAAATTGCGTTGTACCCAGTGTAAAAAGAAACTCGGTATCCTGTCCCATACTTGTAAATGTGGTGTACTGCTATGTATTTCACATTTACCTCCTCAGGAGCACCAGTGTAGCTACGATTTCAAAAAAGACGGCCGCGCTGAAATTCAACGAAAAATGGATAGCGAGCCCCGATCAAGTTCTTTCGAGAGAATAGGATGAAAAATGAGTTAATCTTTCGGTCTACTTTCTTTACCAACTATGAACGCAACATTCAAAACATTCAACCGTCATCTTGTTGGAGTTATGAATCGTTATTAACAAAAAACGAGTGTGACATGGAACCGTTTTTTGATGGGATAGAAAGCACACGAAAATATGTAGAAGAACGTTTTCGTTATGAACCTGATACCCGTTTGGTTCATATCTCAAATACAGAAACAGTATCCATTGATTCTATTCCCAACATTCCGACAGAAGAAGGATGTAAACAGGTCGTTCTCGGTACGTTTGAATTAATTGCTCCTTATTTTTATTACAATAAACTTATTTCGAATAAATTTATTCTTCTCGCAGCTGAACATTGGACAGAGAAATTAAATCAAAAATATGTATCCTGTGCGTTTAACATGTTATTACATAACAATTCATGTGATTTTCCTGTTCGTGTGTTATTGCCAAATGATGTTCAACGTTTGTTAAAAGCAAATAAAAGTCCACGTGCGACCTTATTCGAATTGTGTATTATCCTACAGCAATCCAAACGATTTGAGGTATATGAATATCCGCTAGAAGGAATGGATTATGGACTTTATTTTATGAAACATATTCCAGGCAAGGGTGGTAAACGAAGACAAACTCAACGACGTAGACGGACTCGACGAACGAAGCGCCGTTAAATGTGTTGAAGATACAATGCCACGATATCAGGACACCATCTCGGATTCACACGAGTCAGACGAGGAGAAAACCACGCCACCGCATCTTTTTCCTTTCTGTCTCGTCGCCATCGTTTTACCGCTCCTTTGTGTTCTCTCATCCAATCAAACGTATCAATCGATTGCTTCACTTGTTCCAATGTAAGATACCCTTGGAAAATATGATACTGGAAATAATGATTCGAGGGATAACTGGTTTCTTGTGATTGAAAAACCAGCCCGGTATGATGTAAGCGTTCTACTTCTGTAATATGTGATTCTTCCTCTGTTTCACGTACTACATTCTCTTTGAGTGCGTCCAGAATGGAAATACGGGCATTGAGTTCTTTGCCCTCCATTTGGCCCTTTGGTGGCTCCCATGTGGCGGTGGTGGGGCGGGCACCCGTTCGTTTGACCACCAGAAAATGCTGTTTTTGGAATGGCTCATCGATCGGATGAAGAAAAACACAGGAACGCAGGTAGACTCGCCATCCTTCTTTTGGATGTTCCACATACGCATATGCTTTTTCCGGATCAAACGGCAGTCGTGCCGAGCCCCGTACGAGTCCTTTTTGAAACACGTCGAGCATCTATATAATATGTTTTTTATATAGAGATGGGCGAATATGATGTTACCATTAAAAATAAAAGTAATGGTACCGAAACAACGGTTACTGTAACAACCGCAAATTCTTCCAAAGCGGCGGAGAATGTCAGCGTGGCGGCCACAGCGGTCAATGCGTTGGAGAGTAACGTGGCTCCCAATCGTAAAAGACTGTCAAGAGCTTCCAATAACAAACTGTCACGTAGTAATATATATGGAATATCTGATACGGAGTTATTAAATGCGGAAAAAACAAAACTTAGAACTAAAATTAATAGTTTACAGTCAACCCAAAATCAGGAAGAACTGGACACATATCGTACACGAGTATCGAATGCAAAAACAATGAATCAATTAACACAACTGTCTACACAGCTTAATTTGATAAATACACCACCCGAACCGGTTTCTATAAAACCTCCCAC